TTTCGTAATACCAAGCATGTGTGTGTTGACGGAACTTGTGATACTTTGGGCCGTCCCATTCTAAACAACCTTCCCAACTTGGTTCTGTTAGTTTAGCGCCACGCTTGATACGTGGTGCTCCACGTACTACCTTTTTCTTAGGTTTTTTTGAAATTGCAGATACTTTAGCCATGTCTATCTCCTCACTGTTATAAACAGTATATAGTCATTTAATTTAAATGTCAAGTCTTTTAGATTTTTTCGCCAACTTCAAAACCTCTAAATGTTTTAAAGCGTGGAAAGCGTAGACTGTATGTTCCGTCTTGATTTTGTGTTACAGCATCTGCCCGAACTTCAACAAGCTGACCAACAAGAGCATCGCGACCAGTCCAAAATACGGATCTGTTATCATCCGTAAAGCCACTGCCAACGTTGACACGTATATCTTTGCCATCGTCGACCCCAGAGCATACAACAGCCCCAAGTCGTCCTTCGTTTCGTCCTGTTCCTTCTTCGACATCTACAACCTCTAGTGTTACTTCTATAAATGGTTTTGCTTTAAGCCAGGCATGTGTACGCTTACACTCATAAGGAGCATCAACGTCTTTAATCATTACACCTTCGTAACCACCGTCTACAGCCTGCTTATTAAGCTCTACAAAGCGTTCTTGTCCTTCAGTGGTGTCCAAGTCAACATCTTCCCATTCACACGCTGTAACGTGCTCTAAGAGGTCTTCATTCTCCAATACCCAATACTTGACATAGTTGCTACGAGTTGTTTGTGTCTTATCCCATCCACCTTTAAGGAAGTCTTCTAACGGAATAAAGTCAAACAAGTGTAGTACAGCGTCAGTTGCTTTCTTACCATCTTTACGTTGTAGTTGCTTCATAAGGTCTTGGAAGTCTGCACTCATTACTTCGCCATCTAGTACACAATCATACGGGGCAGGCTTTGCCGCAAGTACTGCTTCAATCTCTGCAATGATGTGATCAAAGTTATGAAACTGTTTGCCGTTGCGACTAAACAATTCTACCTTGCCGCCTTTGCATACTGCTAGTACACGAACGCCATCTAGTTTAACTTCAATTTGTTTCTTACCAATCATCTTCTTTTCATGGTTAGCTGAGTCGTGTGCTAGGCTACAAGTAAACACAGGAATAGCATATTGCGGAAACTGTTTAGCTACTTTGTTTACAGTCTTTTCGCTCATACCGCAACGTAGGTCTTTGATTAAGATACGTCTGTAGAAGCCATTCCACTGCTCAACAGTAGCAACACTCATTACTAATTCAATAGCATCACGTGCCGCGTGGCCTGTAAGCTCTCTATTGATAAGTTGGTCAGCAAGTACTTTGAAATCTCTCCAAATAAGACCTTGTCCTGTAATTACACCTGAATGCTCTGGCACTTTCTTAACACCAAATGTTACAAGTGGATCAAGTGCCATTGTAATGCCTTCGAAGAACTCATCTAGTCCTTCTTGCATTGCTTCTAGTACAATTGCTTGTTTAGCCAGCTTACTATTGTCTGCTTCTAAACGTGCGATAATTTCTTGTGGTTGTGTTCTCATTGATTGCGCCTCTGTTTGCCTAATTGTTATATACAGTATAGCACCAAAGCACTATAATGTCAACCTCTATTATAGAGTATAGTATTGAGGAACTTCACCTTCGATAGCTTGTCCAACTCTATCATTTACTGTTTGTGAATGTTTACATTTGCCTCTAAACGTAAAGCCAGGACAGTCACACGTAAAGCCTTTAGACTCTAGTGTGACGTCATAAGTACCTGTGCCTTTTGAATTAGGCTCTTGCCACGTCAACCCTTCAAACAGACTACGGTCATATTCGAATGTTGGTTTAAAGAATGATTTACTTGGTTTAGGCACCGTCGTCCATCTCCATAAACTCACGTTCAGAACTTTCTTGTCCTTCGCTCCAAACTCGTGCTTGACTGCTACCATGCTTTTCGATGAACTCTTCGAAGCTCATATCCCATGCATCTTCCTGCATTTCTAGTACCCAATTGCCTGTCTTACTCATAGTTGAACTCCTTGTTTGCCTGTTATTGTGAACATCTTAGTTAGTATAGCATTAACTTCTAATTCTGTCAAGAAACCTTTTACTGTGTCTCCAGGTGTAGTAATGCCAGGCAATTCAGCCTGGTCATCACCTTTGAATATTGCAATTTCATACAAGCCTTTTGTGCCGCCATATGAAAGTTCGTTTTGAATAATACTCAGCATATATCCAGGAAACTGTACTTTTGCTTGTACTCCTATTGGAGATATGGTCTGTATCATATCTAAGTTTTCTATTTTCATTATATCAACTCCTCGATGTCTAAAGGTGTAAAGTTTATTTGCTCAACACTAACACACTTGTATGGTCCTTCGGGTGAAGGATTAGTGTGTATGTGTCCGTGAACGTTTAACAACGGCTTATCACCAAACCTATGACTTTCAGCAAGTGTACTTGCATGTTGTGGAGTGTGACTGAACAACAACCCTTTGTCGCTCATGTCTATCCATAACTGCATGTCTTTGAAGAACGGTGCAAGATGCTTTGGGTTATCATGGTTTCCAAGAACAAGTCTTTTCTTACCAGGCAACTTTGCAAAGTTTGCTTCTAGCCAAGTAACTTTGTCTAATCCAAAAAGAACATCACCACAGTGGATAACAGTATCTTTTGGACCGACAACACTTACCCAGTTGTCCATCATTGCTTCGTTCATTTGATCAACAGAATCAAATTCTCTAACAGGTTTACCAATGTAATCTTTAAATCCAAGGATACCTTCGTGATTGAAGTGAGTATCGCTTATAACAAATATTTTTGACATTGTACCCTCGTATTAGCTTAACTGTATATACAGTATAACACCTTTTTAACGTTTGTCAACCAAATTAAATATAAGAACTATTCTTTCTTCTGAAAGATTTTTGCGCACTCCGTGTCCCATGTATCCTTCCATAAGAACTAGAGTACCTTCTTTAATATCTATATCAATTATGTCAGCTGTATAATCAGTTTCAAATGCTTGAGGAGTAGTATTCATTTGTTTGAGTGTGCGTGGATCAGCAACGTACAACGGACTTGATCCAGCTGGTACACTTAGATAAAATGTACCTGTAACTAACACTCCGGGATGAACATGTGTTTGATGTGAATCACCATATTCCATCTTATTAACTGCTAGTTGTATATCTAGATTCATAACCTCAGTCATATACCCAAGTTGCTTTAAATAGTTTACACATTCTTTGTAAGCATATTCTTTAAAGTTTAATAATTCTTTTGGAACATCGATCATGTCGTCTAAACTTCTAGCAGGATCGTATGTAGACTTATAGCCTAGATACGGACTAAGTTTTTCTTCATCTTGTAGTATATTCCTGCATATCGGCAGTAGTTGTTTTGCTAAGAACGGATTAAATGCTGTACCTAATGCACAGGGATATATATTTTTAATTTGCATTTACTATATTAAACATGATAAGAGTTCTTCCTTCTGATTTGTTTATGTCTACTTCGTGCGGTACAAAGCCCTCCATTAAACATAATGTGCCTGCTTTGATATCTATTGTTTCTTTATAACTAGTATAAGTCGTGGGCTGTGTTGGATATGGCACCATTTCTCTATGCAATCTAGGATCGTGTATAACTAAAGGACTGCTGTCTTTTGGCACGTTTAAGTAAAAAGTACCTGTTACTAACGATCCAGCGTGTACGTGGCGTTTATGACGGTCTCCGATGCCCATCCTATTGAATTCGATCTTAATCTTAGTTGGTATAACGTCTGTTTGGTAACCTATTTGCTTTAGAAATTGTATGCTTTGATCATGAGCCCAAATTTTAAACTGATCAATTTCTTTTGATAACTCAAATCTTTGTTCGATTGGGCTCGTTGGATCAAACGTAGAATGATAGTCCATGAATTGTGTTTGTTCTGTACTGTCAAGTATTTCTTTAACTTGTCCGTATAACGTATGTGCAAGTATAGGATTCTCGACCTTAACAAATGCTGTAGGAAATAAACTTTGTATGTGCATAATATTAGTTATGTGAATATATTGGTCGGGGATGCAAGATTCGAACTTGCGATCTTCTGCTCCCAAAGCAGACGGATTAACCAGACTTTCCTAATCCCCGTATTTGGCACAGGTGAGGAGAATCGAACTCCTGCTTCTGGTTTTGGAGACCAGCGTGATACCATTTCACTACACCTGCATTTTTTTAAAACTACACTATCTTTGACCCTTTCGAGGCCTCTGTCTCTGCAAAGACACCTTATTGCAGTAAGGCGTAGTGTAGTCATAAAAAAAGCCCCTAACCGAATTAACTGCTAGGGGCTTGCTTAAAATAACTTTTTAAAAAGTCACGTCAATACATTCCCCAGCTACAGTTCCCTGACGGCCAACAAATAATATATGTTGTAGTAATTGACATGTTAGTATTCCTTATCTCTTATTATGTATTTATAATACACTCTTTATTTTAGTTTGTCAACCTCTAATGTGTCTGCTCTGCCTTTTTTCCCGCAGTGTGGACAATGAAAGGTTGTTCGTTCAATGCAATACTTCTCTTCCATAGTAGCGAATGTAAACCAGCCCTTGCATGAAGCGCAGGTTAAATGCCATATGATTTCTTTCACTGCATTAAACATTGTAATAGTATTTAGTTTACTTTAAATTAAGCAGTTATCATTTGAATATTCTGTGATAGTCTTGCATCAAACTCTGCATCAGTTTGTGAATGTAACAATCCTTCACTTAATGCTCTACTGAAACTAGCAGTTACATTGTCATTAAGTCCTAGTCTATTACATGCTTCTGCTGTAGTATATCCGCCACTTAGAAACACAACACGTTCTACATTAGGAAACACTGTAAGGTTATGATATAGATTTGGTACTTCTGGTGGTGTTAGTTTGAGAATACATTTACCTGGGAACTCATCTAAAAACTCTTGTAAATGATACATAAGAGCATCTTCAACTTCTCCTTTGATAGGATGGTCAATGGGTACTTCGGGTTCAATGATTGGTACAAGTCCATACTCACAAATAGTGCGAGCAAGTGTAAACTGTTGTTTAAGCACAGGGTGTACCATTCCTGTACCGTGTACAATGCTTCGCATCTTTGTGCCGTAAATTTTAGGACCAATGCCATTAGTAGCCCACTCCAACATCTGCTTTACTGGAAACTGTTTAAGTGTTCCATCTTCGTCACATCCACTGTCAATCTTTAGGAACGTGTCAATACCTTTTTCATCCAAGACGTTAACCATGCCACGTGTGACTGTGTCTTGGTAGAGGATTGCTGCCCAGATGTTTTTGTCATTGAAGTCAGGTGAGTTAACCATACGCATACGCATTTCGTGTACACGTTCCATTTTGTTATCTTCTGTGTATTCACGTCCGTAACGTTCTAGTACGCCACCTGTTGAACCACCACTGTGGTCCATTGCCGCAATAAATCTATGATCACTCATCGTCTGTCTCCCAATACCTACAATAGAAATGGTCACCGCAAGCATCAATCTCTGCCTGTGGATAACCTTCGCTCAACAACCATGGAAAGATACTTTCGTCTTCTCTCAAGGTGCGTGGCATTGGTTTGGGAAATCCATACTTCCAACCGCTTGGCGGATCACACATTAATACTTTACTCATCCTTTATCCTTCATCGTGCTTCTTAATGTAGCCAAGACGTTCTCAAGTTTGATCAACATATCACTACGGGCACAAACTATTTGAACTGGTCGGTGTACTCTACCTTCGTCAGTTTCTTCAGTGGCGTCAAGAAGACTAAACAACTCTCTAACACTATCTTTCAAGCCAGTCAACTTCTTCTCACCAGATAAGGCTCTTTTAGCCCATTCTTCTTTAGAGGCGGCTTCGATCTTATAGCTCATTTAATAATCCAATCCATGTTCATCCAGTCTGTATCTTCTGGCATCATCTCAACTTTGTCGTCATGCATGCCTTGTAACTGTGTCCAAATGTGTTGATTGTTCATTCTCAGTGTGTACGAATCTTTATAACAACGATATCGAGACCCACTAGAACCAGAGAAGTAGTAGAACTCTTTGTCCTCTTCTACCTTTGTAATGCCACTGTTCATACGCCAACTGTCACCATCTAAGTAACCGCCTGATGTTCCAACAAGAAGACGATAGTGAGGATCATCGCCTTTCATCTTGATAACTACCCAGTTGTCACATGTGTAATCACTCATAAGTTTCCCCTGTACTGCGAAAGAAGTTTTCACTCCAAAACGCTTTGTCGTCAATCCATACATCGTAGTTTTCTTTTTCGCCTACACTAAGTTCGTGAAATTTACATCCCCAGTTAATAAGTTGTTCTTTAGTCAAGTCATAATAGTCAATGCCACTTACACAACCTCTTGCAGTCATGTACTTAATAGTATGCCCATCATTAAATAACTGATTTACCTTAATAATTCTTTCTGGAATTGGAATATGATTTGCATAATCCTTCTTGCCGCCACTGTCAGGAATAATAACTTCCTTACAAATAGTACCGTCAATATCAATTACATATTTCATAATCCTAATATTCCAAATAGGTTAAACCAACCCATTGCTGTTCCGATTGCAACTGGTACACCAATCATCATTATTGCAATAATAAGAAAGGCTAGTCCTACGCCTTTGTTGTGATACGGTTCGTTTGGATTACTCATGTTCGCCACCTACTCCGCGAGAGTTAATTATATTATCACGTACAAACATTTTTGGATTGCGTTTTGCTGTTTCAAATGTTGCTACTGTTACAGCAATTGCGGCTAATAGTAGTGCATGTAGCATCATACTAAAAATTCCTGCCCACATGCTACCTACGATGATAGCAAATACAATACACCACATCCATGCTAGTACCTGCATGATCATATGTCGTGTGCTGAAGTCTGGAATACTACTCAATGGATTGCTCTCGTGATCCATTACTACATTCCAACAATTATATACCCATTCTCTCATTGATATTACCTTTCTAAATATTACCTTTGTAGGATAGTGAGCATCAACGTCATCACGATACTCTATTGCATCGTTTACGTCGTGAAACTCTTGTGATACTTTACGGTCTTTGAACCAAGCCGTTACTTTGTACATTGATAAGTTGCTCTCTATAGTTTCGCTTATACAACTACATTAGCATAGTTAAAGGCTGTTGTCAACCTTTTATTTTGGCTGGGTTGGTAGGATTCGAACCTACAATCTACGCTACCAAAAAGCGGTGCATTGCCGTTATGCTACAACCCATTGCCAGTAAATGGTGCGGATGGAGAGACTCGAACTCTCACGCCGTAAAGCACAGGTACCTAAAACCTGCGTGTCTACCATTCCACCACATCCGCTATGGTGCCTGTTGAGAGACTTGAACTCCCGACCTACTGATTACAAATCAGTTGCTCTACCAGCTGAGCTAAACAGGCTATCTTGGCGGAAGATTAGGGATTCGAACCCTAGGAAGAGTTACCCCTTCGTCGGTTTAGTAAACCGGTGCTTTCGACCACTCAGCCAATCTTCCGTTATTTTTATTACCTAACGTAGTCATCTACCGGAAAAATATGATCTTTCCAATAAATGTCCATAACCTCGTCAAGTTTGTTATCATACTCCTCGTTAAGAAGAGGTTCAAACGTTTGATCCCACGTACCATCTAGTAAATGAATCTCAACCCATTCCTTAATGTCTTCAAGTATTAAGAGTTCAAGTTGCTCTTTTTGATTGTCCATTTTAGTTTATAGGCTTTACTGTGACACGTACTTTAATTCTATCACCAACGTTATAACTACGATTAGTTTTCATGACACCTTGCATGCCATTATAATCAAACCCTACTCTATAACCGTTTAACTGGCGCTCAACTGTTTCAGTGTATGTAGTATTACACTGTTCAACATTACGATATCCAGAAACATTGTTTGAGTTATTGTTAGCATTGTTACGTCCAATGTTTGAACCAATGATAACACCTAGTGCTGTTGCAACATCTCTATTGCCACCTTTACCAAGTTGATTGCCAAGCAGTCCGCCAAAAAGTGCACCAGCAAGCTGATCACCTTGTCCGTTCAACGCATCTGCTGTACCACCTAAGATACCTGATGTGCCTGATTGACCATTGTTATTATAGATAGGTACTTGGACAACTTCACATGTTCGTTGTGGAGTTGATACACGTACATTTTGGTATTGTGGCTCCACACTCGTCACTTGTGCTGTACTGTTTGTTGACAGCGCATGTGCGCTAGTAGACATCATACCAATTGCAACTGCGGTAGTAATAATGTTCTTCATAAAAGTCTCCGTTTGGTTATCTAATTTATGTAATAAGTATACTACAATTATTAAGGTTTGTCAACCTTTTTCTGTATTCTATTTATAATTTTTTCAGCGTCTGGATATGATGTCATTGCTTGAATTTCATCTTCTAAAAAGTCTAAACGAGCTAGTTCGTTTTGAGTTGTAGTTTCACGTTCTTTATCTACAGCATTAAATAGTGCGTTTATAAAGTTATTATCCCAACTAGGATATGATTGTGTCCAACTGTGGCTAATACTAGGAAATTTCTTATCCGTCATTGTATCCACCACCATTACCATACATAGAGTCAACTTCTACTTTTTTGATACGATCATAACGCATACTGCGCCATCCACTTTTGCCTTCAACGCTATCAACCATCCAAACTACAACTACTTTTTCTTCTAAGTTGCGTATCTTAGTTTGGCTTAGTTTATCATCACGCTCTGCTTGTGGTAACATACTAGGAATCAAACTACACTTCATAGTGCGTTCGTCTCCGTTTAGCTTGTCAAATGTAATATCAACTACTTCGTTAGATAGCATTTCACTTAGTTCTTTTCGTGTCGGAACGCCTTTGAGTGTAGCTACTGTGTCGCTTACTTTATTCATAGTTCTTCCAAAATTCCTAATAACTCTGCGGCAATTAGTAAAGCGCCTGCTCCTACAAGATTGCCTCTAATAAGTAATACACCTGCCGCAATACGCACTACACTTTTTACAAGACTAATATAAAAATGCTTCTTGCTTACGTCTACTGGTTCAGCCATTATCGTTGCTCCACTACCTTATCAGCAAGACCATGTTCAACAGCTTCTTCTGCTGTTAAGAACGTGTCAAACTTCATTGTTTCAAACAGTTCGTCGTATGTCTTACCAGCTGTGTTGTGCTTAACATAAAGCTCTGTAAGGCGC